CATTTAGTATTAGGAGGTAGGTTTAGATCGTTAGCTCGTGCGCCAGTCACTAAGACAGTCAAGTGCGAAGCTGTAGACGCCGCTGGCACGTTAGAATAACTAATAGTATTGTTAGCTGATCCGGTCACAAAACCGAAATTACTAGCCAGCGCTAAATCTAATTCGCCGTCGGGCGTTATAACGTAGTTATTGTTAAACTCACCGCCGCCGCCGCCGCTATCGATTGACGGACCGCCCGCAGGGGCCGTTATTTTTACCCAATAATCTTTATCGTCTATGGGCGCTGTGCCACTTCTAATAGCTAGCGAAATGCCGTTAGCATAGGTTACTAAGTCGCCTGCTTCGTAGCTATTTTTAAAATTGTATGTTCCCGCGTATCGCTTTATCGGCTGCGAAATTTCTTCTGGCGCTGGCGCTATGACGTCTATAATAAATTCTTTTACTGTGCCGTCGGTCAAGTAGACAGTGAGCGCTTGCCCTTCGGCCTGTATGTCGTCTATGCCTACGGCTGCAGCTCCTGGCATGCCTTTCCTGCCGCGCTTGCCTTCGTCGCCTTTACCACCGACTATACTTAACGACTTCCAAACGCCCAGTTCCAAATAATGAAACTCTCCCGCGTCGATGTAAAAGTCGCCGTCTAGTGATTTTGATTCAGCGCCCTGCGCGTTGTACTTCGGCAGCGCATCGATGGTGCCTGCTAGTATTTCGGACCCATCGCTTAGACGCGCCCATAGCTCTATAGTGCGCTCTTTTGGTTTGTGTAATGATCTTATCTCTGTGACGCCAGTTACCAAACACTGGTAAGCCATTGGATCTACTGTTGGATTACCTAGCGTCTTCTTCGTAGATTGAAAAAGACCGCCATTGTGAATTACTATCTCGTTTTTCTCTAGCCGCGTATTTTCTGCTATGTGCCTAGGCAGAATTGAAACCCTATCTAAACCGTCCTTACCAGGTTCAGGCGTCGGCATTTCGTCTAGCCGCTTATTAATAATTTCTAAATCACTATTGAACTTAGTCGCTGAATTATTAAACTTATCTACGGCGCTTAAAAGGCGTTCTTCTACTGCCGCTGTCGTGCGTTCGCTTTCTAGCACCAACCCTTTAGAGCTTTGTTCTAGTTCGCTAAGACCTGTTTTGAAATCGCTAATCGCTAGGGTTAAACTTTCATCGCTAGCAAGTCGCGCTAGGCAATCGCCTACGTAATCTCTTAGCTTAGTCTCTAACTTTTGTACGTCGTCGCTGCTCGCCGCTTTAGACGTAAATTCTTCTAGCGCATCTGTAATACCTGCCAGCAAACCTTTTAACTCGGCTTCGCTAGCGCCTAAGTTTTTTCTAAGCTCAGTAAATTTCTGCTCGGTCTGACCGCGCTCGTCTTTTAGTACGTCCGAAACTGCGCCTAAAATTGCTTTCGTCGGCTTATCCATTAAGTGTTTTTCTCAAAAAATTAGTGGCGGCTCTAGTGGCTTCGTCTTCGTCTTCGTCAATGACAGGATCAACAACAGTGGGCTCTGCTGCCGCAGCAATTCTAGCCTGTTCTTCTGTCCAGCCTAGGGGGACCATCTGCTGTTGGAGCATAGGTGTATCGCCGTTCGCTACTTTGGGCAGCCCTTCGCGGCTTCGTCCCTCGTTTATAGTGTAAAGTCCGCCTTGAATTCCTTTAGTTATCCCTTCAATTCGGCCCTTAAAGTCTGTGCGTAAAAGTGTGTCCGGGTCGAACTCGATGTTATCGTTATCAGCCAAATCGAAAAACTTATCTAGTGCTAGTTCTATATGTTCCAGTACAAAACCCAAACCCATAGATAGCCAAGTGCTAATCAAGTGTTCGACATTGTTGTAAGTGCCGTAGCGTAAGTCGCCGACTAGAGGTAATGGCACGCGAAACGCCCTTGCTATGTCCTCGACTGACATATTAAACGCTTGCGCTAGCTGGGCGTCCTGCGAATTAACGCTCATTGGCTGCCACTTCATCCCGTAACCCAAAATTGGCACGCCGCCGGAATTTAAGTCTTTGCTTTGCGCGTCCCACGCTGTGCGAAGCTGCGTCATCTGAACCGCAGTTAGCTCCATATCAGAACTTAGCACGCCTGACGGCCTTCTCATATTATTAAAAAAAGTGGATTGGTGCGCCGTTATAGCGTTGTTTGCGGCCATAGCCATAACAGTATTAACTATCGGGCTAACTCCTATTAACGGATGCCTAGGCGTGTATAGTTTTACGTGTAGTATGTCCCTAGCAGGGACAAGATAATCAACTGAAACAAAAGGATTAGAGCCTATAGCGTAAAAAACCGCCTTGGTTTCGGGATCGATGTAAGGTGTTGTCGTTCCCGGCTGCAGCAAGTGCATTTCTGTGATCTGCTCTCGCTCGTTTCGATAGCCTATAGCGTAGGCGTTACCGTCCGTAAAAAGCTGGGAGACTAAATTTAGCATAAAATCAGAACGGGTTTGATAAGGGTTTGGATGCCTTAGCGTTTTAGCTACTGCAGAATTTCTAACCCTTGTTTTTTCATTGTCGGGGGAATATCGATAGTGCGCAGGCCATAGAATAGCCATCGTTTCGGCGTATGCGGATATGCAAGCCTGTGTAGTGATATTCTTTCCGCTGCTGCCCGCGTTGTTACCCTGCTGCCACCAATTAAACGGCCAATCTACAGGGACGCCACTGCTAGCTATGGGAAAGCCTAATGCTTTCCTTACGGCTTTAACTGATCGATTTAGCGCCGGGAATTGCATTTTTTTAGCTCTTAATTAGTTTTAGTTTTGTGTTTCGATTTTTTAGCTGCCGTTTTAGGTTTACTGGCTAGCTCGACTGGCTCATTGAGTAAGCCTGCTTCCGCTCGCATTTCTCGGGTCCAATAACCCGTAAAATTGCGTCTTAATTTAAGCTCTAGCGACGAAACCATTTTATAACTTAAATGCTGGGCTTTGTCCTCTTTCACGAGTATTTCCGCATCGGCTTCTCTAAGCTCTGTATATTTTAAGCCGTCCCATACCCAAACATTCCTAGCCATATATTGCGCTCCGTCTATAATTAGAAAAAGGGGGCAAGTGCCCCCCTTTTAACATCTAGCTACTAAGCGCTTACCAAGCTACGCCAGTGATCCGGTTAACTAAACCGGGGCGATTCATAGCCCATGACGTCGGCAGTATCATCCGCACGGCTGTTGAATACGTCTGATACATGCTAACCGCCTGCACGTTAGTCGTAGACGTACCAGAAAGCGCGCTAGTACCTGCGCCCGTGATAGCCATACCACCGCCGGGAGGCACTTGGCCCGCTGTTCCCAGATCGCCGCCCGTGCCATCTGTGGCGTCGCCTGCTTGCGTTGGCGCTGTGCCGTCGGCGTTAGCCATGGTTAAAACTGCTTGGTCACTAACATTGAACATAGGCGTATCATTAGCAGCCGCAAAAGATGCCGCATCTACAATAATAACCTGCGCCGAAGGCACGTTAGTTGAGGAAATTAACTGCGCGCCCATCAATCTGCCCGCTGCTATTTCGTCTCTAAAAATAAACGTGCCAGTCGCATTAGTCAGCATAGATAAGCTAATTAACCGCGCTGGGTTAATCAACAATACCGGTCTGACGCCTGCATTGGCTGTGGCCAGCGTAGTCATCAGTACTTTTAGGTCAGTAATAACATCTGCTGCAGTCGTCCCAGCCGAAGCTACGCCAGTAACGCCGTTAGTTATAGATGCCGGGCGCACGCCTGTCACTGCAGCTAGGGTATCTAGCAGCGCGTTATCTAAACTTGTAGAAGTGTCGTCTACAATCGCCTGCCGTACTAGCGCTTCGATAGACGGCGTAGAACGCTCTAGCAATTCGTTCGTAAAAGTGCTGATTACAGCCATTTTAAAACGATTCATGCGCGTAGACGCCAGCGCCATCTGCGAAACTGGGATCGCGCCGCCTTCGCCAACGAACGCGCCTGCCATTGTGCCCATGGCACCACGTCGCGGAATAGTGATGGAGTTAGCGCCGCCAAAGTCTAGCGGGATGCCTGCGGCTCGTAGTGCTGCATACGC